AAATTAAATTTTGGCAGTCTAATTGATGCCTTTGATAAGGTAGATGATGGTATCACACTAGCAGGTATAGGTGACTATCTACAAGGCACGTTTACTGCACCGTCTACTTACATAGGATTAGCTACAGGTGGCACAGGAAAACTTGCGTCTATGGCAGGCACACAGGCTGCTAAAATAGGCGTAAGAAAACTAATAGCTGAAGCTAGTAAGAGTGCATTGAAATCTGCAGCTGTAGAGGGGTCAATAGGTTTTGGACAAGGTTTGGGTCAAGAGGTTATTAGAAAAGAAACAGGCTTACAAGAACGAGTCACTGGAGACAGAGCCTTGGCAACGGGCGGTATATCTGCATTAACAGCAGGTGTAATAAACTTTCCTACAGGGATATACCAAGCTAAAAAGGCATCTCGTGCAAATGAGTTGATTGCTCTTAATGAGCTAAAAGCTGCAGAAAAAGCGTCTAAAGCTAGTGAAATAAGTTCGGCTACCATAATAAGAGTAAATGAAAAAGCAGGTGGAGCGAGCAAGATAAGTAAAATTAAAGAAACACTACAAGCCCTTGACCCCGAAAAGGTTAGAAAGGGTAGAAATATAAAAAGAATGTCTAGTATGTCTGATTCTCTAGAAGCAGGTTTGCCTGTAGAGACAATAGAGAACATAACTGCTGCGGCATTGCGTATACAAGATGATGTTTTAGATTTACAACCCAACGAAAGAATTACTAGTGCATTGGCTAGAGCTTTATCCGATGGCAAGTTTGAAAAGCTAGAATCTGTAGAAAAAATATTAGATGAACACAACTTAAACTATGAAACCTTCTCATATCTTTACTTAGCAGAGATATCAGATGCAGGTAGAAAGCTTCAACAACAAGCTCAAGTTTCTCAGGCTTTTAGAACAAAAAAGATAGGCGCAGACCCAGAGCCAGAAGAGCTTGTAACCTATCAAATGAAAAAAAGTGAAGTTGATAGTTTATTAGCTAATGTAGACCAACTTAATGTTGCAGGAAAATCAGCAGTGGATGGTGATGCTGCTAAAGTTTTAACTAAAAATAAAGAAGCTGCGCGAAACTTTTTTCAAGACTTAGATAGGTTGAGACTCGGTGTTATGACATCACAACCTGCCACCACTATGCGTAACAATCTAAACGGTGGATTTAGAGTAGCAGTAGATGCTACAACTAGAACATTTGATAATTTACTAAGTTTACGAAACCCCTTTGATGGTACATTTGACGTAGCCAAGCATGTATTTACACCCTATGAATCTATGGCTGTACAAAAAATATTTAAAGAAACATTCCCCGAAGAAGCATCTAAGTTGTTTAGACAGGCTGCAGACCTAGAAGCAACATACGGCAAAGAAGGCGCATTGGCTGTGTTGGGCAGAAAAGTAAATGTTTTAAACACCATGTCAGATAATATCTGGAAACGTGCAGTTTTATCAGCATCACTAAGCAGACGTATATCTGACAAAAACATAAAGATGACAGACGAATTTAGAGATGATTTATTGAAGAATAAATTAACTTTAACAGGCGGTGCAGACGAAGCTACTAGTGCGATTACAAAAGCTAAAAGTGAAGGCACATACGAGAATCTCTTAAAAGAGTTTGGTTTAGGAAAAACACAAAGAGCATACTTAAACTTTCACGACTTGCTAGAACTAAACAGGCTTGGTGATATAGACGATGGTATATTAAAAAGTTCTATCGAAGATGCCTACGAATTTGTGTATCAAACTAGCTTTAAAGGTGAAAACTTTTTTGGTAAACTAGCAAAAGGCACAATAAAAGCGCATCAGGACATGCCCTTTGTTATATCAAGCTTCATGCCATTTCCCCGATTTGTTGCTAATCAGATTAAATTTATATATCAGCACACACCTTTGTTAGGTTTACTTCCGCTAGATAAACCAATTAAGGATATGCCTACTAATAAGTACATAAGAGAAAAGCTACCTAAACAGATGACAGGTGCTATGATGTTTATGACTGCATATAACTGGAGACTTAAACAGGGTGAAACAACAAACTGGTATGAATTTAAGGATAACAATGACAACATAGTAGATGGCAGACCTGTGTACGGACCTTTCTCATCTTTTGTTTTAGCAGCTGATATAGTGCAAAGGTATCAAAATGGCTCTATGCCTGCAACAATTAGTCCTTATATTAGAGATGCACTGCAAGCTACATTAGGCTCTACCTTTAGAGCAGGAATGGGGCTGTATTCTCTTGATAAATTATACACAGACTTTGAAGGTGGTCAGTTTGGAAAAGCAGGAGCAGAAACTATTGCTAATATAATCAATACATTTACGCTACCTGCGTCTGCTCTTAGAGATGTTTATGCACAGTTTGACACAGATGTTCGTGGTATACCTGAAACTAGAAATGGTGAGTACAACTTTTTAGATGTATTGTGGGCGAGAGGTACACGTTCTCTGCCTAAAAACTTTGCAGGTGAGTTTGAGTCAGGTATGATACTACAAGACGCAACAAGAGCGAGGTCTCCTTTTGAGACTGGAGAGTTAATACAGGTCAATCCTCTTGAAAAACAAATGTTTGGTTTAACTAAACGTAAGCCAAAGAGTCTTTTACTACAAGAGATGTCTAGTGTAGGACTTAGACCTTACGACTTGTACAGAAGAGACAGAGATGAGAGAAGAGATTTGTATATGAGACAAATACTGTCTGAAGCAGGTGGAGAATATAATCTAAATGAAAAACTTGCAGAACTAATAAAAAGTGAGGGATATCAAAACTTAGGCAATGATGCCGATGCTAAAGCTATAAAAAGAGATATGCTAGATTCTGCTGCACAAATTTTGGTTGAAACAGTTAGAGAACTGGCAACACAGAGAATAGAAACAGAAGCGTTTGATACTAGAGCATCTTACACAACCTCTGACAGAGTACGATGGAATAGAATACCTGCTATAGATAAAGCCAGAATAGATGCAGAGTATAGAAGAGAGTACGGTGGAGAATCTGTATCTTCTGATAGAGACATGACTATATACATCGAGGGTGAACCAGTAAATGTCCTACGTTGGGGTATAGAAAGGGCTAAAAGTATAAGTGGCACAAAAGGTATAGGAAACTAATGCTAAATACAAAAGAACAAATGGATTATCTTCAATCTTTGGTGGACTCAGACACTGAAGATACATTTAACAATTATCCTAAAAGAATGTCTCGTGCTGAAGAAGCATTAATAATAGCTCAGAAAACAGAGTTAAAGCCTGAAGGAACATTAGCTCAATTATCGGGGGTGGCAGGAACGGTTGCAGACTTTACTCCAATTATAGGCGAGATAAAAGCTGCATCTGAACTACCCAATGATTTAGCGTATGCTCGTAAACTCGTTGAGTTAGGTTATGATGAAGGTGACTTAAAAAAGATGGGATTAGGTGGCGCATATGCCATGATGTCTGCAATGGGTATATTGCCGGGCATAGCCAGAGTAGGCGCAAAAGTGGCTAAGAAAAGTTTTAAAGAAATAATGGATGAAGAGTTAGCTAAAGACATAAAGCCAGAGACTCCAAAGGTAGATGCACCGCCCAAGGAGTCGCTTCCTTCTGAAACAACAGAAGAGTTTTTAGGCAAGAAAAGAGAGAAGACAACAAATCCAGAGACTGCAAAAAAGCAGTATGGCTTGATGTCTAAGCCTGACAACTAACGGTTATCACCAGAACCGCCTAGCACTCCTCTTGCTCTTCTGTCTTCTAACTTATTAAGATTGTCTTCCATTATCTTACCAAGATTAGAACCCAACTCTTCCGCTAATACAGCCAGATACCAACACACATCGCCAAGCTCTTTGCCTATCTCCTTGCGCTTATCTGGTGTATCTCCCCCATCACGTATTAATTTCTTTACTTTGTTTGCAACCTCTCCTGCTTCACCAGTGAGACCTAGTGCAAGATATTGTACACCTAATTCTTTTGGGAATATAGCTGTCTTACATGCAGACTGCTGATATTCTGTAGCACTTATTGTGCTGATGTTTTTCCATTTCATAAACTGTTTAGCTTCCTTTTCTAAGTTGTTCATCTTTTTTTATCCTCGACAGGTTCTCAAAATACGCAGTATTAAAACCACGTTGCCACTCTTTGAGTTGCATATCTTCCTTAAAGCGAGGGCGAAATTCTGTAAACAGCTTTCTCTTTCCCAACTGTCTATACTTACCGCCCTTCTTGAACGCTTCATAGCCCCAACTAAATTGTATTTTTAGTGGGGCATCATACCTCTTGAACTTCCTATGCTGCATCCTTCTTCTCCTTGAACGCTTTTATAACATCAGATGAAAATAGTTTTTGTAAGTTTAGTAGATACATACGTGACGCATTGTGGTCTCCACCAGACACAGACTTTTTATAGTCTAGGTTGTGTATGATACGTCTGAGACTTCTTGTATCAAACACTAGAGTGGCAAAGACTTCATCACCGATACATAGATTGTGAAACCAATAGTCTGATTCAGTAGCATTGATACCACTAGGCTTGCCGTAGCATTCATACTCTATGGCAATGTTGCCAGTTCTCTGCCACACATCTCGCTCACTCTTGACTTCAATCTTTTTGTCTTGCAACATATCAGCCACAAGCTGTTCTCTGACCTTGCCATACTGCAGGTCTATGTCAAATTTCTTTCTATTTTTTGGTGACGGTGCTGTCTTTGTCATTCGATGTCCCTTCATTTTGAGGTTGTGTTGAAGCCAGATATTTCATTAATATATTTAGCTTGCCTTCATACTCTGCAATGCTACTTAACTCCTTATCTATAGTTTGCATTATATCCTGATGCTGTCCTATACCCACAGGGTTCTGAACCAGAACATTTATATTTGCAAGATGCTTATTTATATTACCCATAAGATAGGTTCTTGTTGCATTTAAAAGTAATTCTCTCATTATATTATAACTCCTACTATTACTCCTGACATAAATACAGAAATGTATGTTAGCATTTCTAGTATAAATATTCTAGTGTCTGTATGGTCTATAAACTTAACCATATTTTTAAACGTAAAATATTTCATATAGTAACTCCTTTATGCGCTAATGTCAACTACTTCACACACACCTGCGGTGCATGCCAACTCACGACTGCCTGACGTAGTGTCTTCTTTTTCAAACTCAGATAATGCTCCCCAATCAATACCCTTTGGCATTTTGTTTAACATATCTTTGTACTCCACTTCAGTGCAGTCTTGATAAGGTGCTTGTTTATAGGTATGCTCACTAAAAGGTAGAAAGCTTATACCTGACACCTCGTCAAAGTTTTTATACACCCAAGAACCTACATCCAACCACTCATGCTCTTTTACAGAGATGGTTACAGATGGCTTGTGTTCGCACCAGTATTTCTGGTACTTGAGCCATATATTTAATTGTTCTATAGCAGACATGTCCTGCCTAAACACAGCGGTAGATGGTGCTTGCATGGGAAAGCTAAATACTGTAGTGCTTTGTGGCTTCATCACATCAGGCTCAGATGGTATTCCTTGTGCCACCATGAACTGTGTAAGTGGGTCTTTGTTATCGCCACGAACTGTACGTATGTAATGTGGATTGTGTCGCGCATGTATGCCACTCGCACTGTCAACTAATTGACTAACTGTACCACTGGGCTTGACTGTGGTTACAGCAGTAGACTGTGGTATCCCAAGATTTGCTGACACTTTTCTGTTTGTTTCAACGGCAGTCTCACGTAGCCTTGTAAGCAACCCTTCAATATTATTTCCTATTCTAGGACTCTTACCACTTAGTAACGCATTGTCCATAATGCCAGTAAGAGATACACCCAATAATCTCTCTTCTTCTGTATTATCTTTCCATACCTTACGTAGATATTTAAAGTCGGTAAGAGTAGACTGATATGTGCCTAGTATAGTTGCTAGTTTTACTTTCTGTATGAGAGTTTCTTCTGTGTCGGATTCGCGTACAACAACTTCAGTAAGGTTACAGAATTGATAGGGACGTAGTATTATTTCGCTACATGGGTTGCAACCAAACTCTTGTTCTACATCTCGTCTACCATTCTTAGACGCTTGTTTTATAGCAGACTGCCTATTAAATATACCTCTCTCTCCTGACTTACTTTCGTAAAGAGAAAGCCACTCGCGCATGAAGGTGTCCATATCGGGCTTTGACTTGTAGGCTACACTATTGTTTGCTAATGCACGTTGCCCTTCATTCTCCCACCACTGTCCAGACTTAGCGTGTCGCATCTGTGTATCTCCTAAATTAGATAGAGATATTAGTGCTGACCTACGCACACCACCCACTACAACAACTTCACCAATCTTACACATAATATCATGGCATTCTAGTGGGTACAACCTGCGATTCTTAGCCTGCGTAAACTTGTCAATTAAAAATTGGAACAGTTCTTCCAAAGGTGCAGGACCACTAGCACGACCGCCAAATGTTTTGAGTCTAGCACCTGCAGGTCTCACTTCTGAGACATCCCATTGTGGTATCTGTCCTGCATACAACATAGCTATCATTTCTCGCAATGCTCTCGCCCAACCCGGTCTGCTATCAGCCACCTTTATAATGGTATCACTATTCTCAAAATGCTCATTTACAACAGGCAGTTTATCTACATTCTCTCTTTCTACAGAGAATCCCACACCTGTGCCACACATTAACACATACATAGTTTCATCAAACGCTCGTGGACTATCGACAGGTATGTATGAACAGTTGTATCCTGCTACGTGACATCTGTCTAATGCTGAACCTGCTGTCATCAAAGCTCTCATGCTAGGCATAACACTTAACCCCATCATAGCGTCTTCTAAGTCATGCTTTGTAGCCTGCGGTATAGTATGGTTGTGTTTCTTTTTAAGATGGTTAGACATGTAGCCTATATATCTGTCTACAGTCTCACTCCATGTCTCGCGTCTTTGTTCGTCTTCTTTCCATCTCGCGTAGCGTGATAGCGCAATAAAGTTTTGATAGTCGGTTGGTAGTAAATTATTCATGTCAATCTCTCAATGTTTTTATGTTTTTAATATCAGCACCCTGAACATCATAAAAATATTCTCGGATGCCATCCTCAATTTCCTCTGATACTTTACCATCGGCAGGAATGGGGTACTCCTCTGGGTCTATATCTATCGCTATGAGCATTTTAACTAGCATTTAACTCTCCAATATGTAGTTTAAATAGACTCGTGCTTTTTTAAGGTCTTCATCTTTACCTTTGTCTTTCTCTCTAAATGTATATTTTATATTGTTGCCTTTGCAGTATCCTCTAAACTCGACATCATCTAGTGCTGCTCGTATCATATCTATACACTCTACACCACCTTTGAGGTAGTGAGGTGGACTATTTACCATATCAATCGTTTTCTTCATTGCGCTTCACCCCATTCATAAAATTTAAATGTATTATATTACTATCTTTTTCTTTGTCAATAAATAAATCCTGTTGACCATCATTTGAACGATTAAGATAGTCATGCAACAAGTTTCTAAAAGTTTCTACTTCTTCTATTATAGGCACAGAAGCACACATCATTCTGCAGAACTGCATAAGCTCACTCCACTCGTCTTCTGGAAGATTATTGTCCTCTGATGTAACGACTACAATATCTGCACTGCCTGACCACGCTCCATTTTTACTGCTCTTATTAGGACGAACTCTTATCACAAAATCATTCTTATCTAATTTATCTACTATGTCCATATGCTTTCCTTTTATATCCATTAAACTTTATAAAACTTGGGTACTTGTCTTTGCCTTTTTCTTTTATCCATGCTTCAGGAATAATTCTGTCATAGTAAACAAAATCATATCTTTCACACCATTCACCATATGTAGACTTTGCGCCTTTCCTAAGTTTGCGTCTGCTGTTTTCAAACACAAAACGTATATCTAATTTAGGATGTTGTTTCTTTATGGCAAGATGTTTTCTTCTATCTGATGCTGTGAACTGTCCTTTAGTTTCTATTATTACACCATTGAACAGCACGAAATCGGGTGTATATGTGCGGTAGGCTAAATCTTCCCACTCTATTTTGAAAGGCTCGTACTTAAACTTAACACGTTGCTCTTTCAACAAGTCAGAGATTTTTATTTCCAGACCACTACGATACCCATACTTTCGTGCTGTCGCAAACTGAGAGAATCTATTTACCAATTAAAGAAAGAATCCTCTGTTATAAGATAGAGAAGAAACACCAAGAGCCTTATACTCTTCAGCTAAAGCTCTGTCTGCTTCTCTTTTAGCTTCCATAGCCATTTTCAAGGATGCATACTTTTTCTCTTTATATTCTTTACGCAAAGAACTTAAACGCTCTTGAGTTTCTTTTATCTCAGTTTCAAGAGCTTCCATTTCCATATCACTCATTTAAATACTCCTCATTTAATTGAACATATGCAACCATTCTAGGTTGCTTGGCTTGTGACTTGACCGCAGGTTTTTCCACAAGGTTAGACCAACAATCAAATCGGTACGAACAGAACTTGCAGTTCGTGTTCAGTATCTTATTACCTGTAGGCTTACCTCTGAATGTTTCGTCTTCGGCTTCAAAGCAACGCTTAAACTTATTAGCCTTTACCACATCCACAGTATTAGATATCTTCTTTACTTCTTTATTCATATCTAAACCGCTTGCAGGCACATATTTAAAGTGTCCATTGGCTTTGTTAACAACCCACCAACCACCTGCTCTTTTACCAGATGCTTTGGCATATCCTGCTAACTGCCCAATGTAGCCGAATCCATCTGACTCTGCAAGAGCATCATAGGATTCAAACTTATTTTTGTAAGACCAATCTGAAGCAGACTTAATATCATCTACCGCATCATTGACAACGATATCATACGTGCCAGATATTTTAGACTTTCCAACATCCAAAGAAACTTCTTTAGAGTTTTCATAATTAATACCTGCTTCAGTCATTAGACCTTTGAATACTGCTTCCACTATATCACCAATCATCATATTCATAATGAATGTTGTAGGAAATGGTAGAGCTTTCTCAGGCTTATTCTTGTCATACCATAGCTGACAAGTTGGTCTCCCCACATTCGACATACGTAAACGAAAATCTTTACGCTTTCTCTCCCCACCGAACTGACGTTGCATAGCTTCTGCCACATCGGTAGCCACCTGTTGAATGGTTGTACTAGACATAGCTGTCTTTCCATTAACAGCATTCTCAAGGTATTGATGCAACGCTAGTTCAGCAGGATGGTTCATTAGCAACCCACGCTGATGTCTTCAACTTCAATGTCAACCATGCTGTCCACTACATCAACATCATCATCTTCCATTTTAGAGTTAGCCTTCTCTTGCCATAGATTCAGAATGTATTGATTGTAGTTATCCAACCACGCTAGGAAGTCAGCAAACATGTTCTGGTCAGCATCAGTTACTTCGATAGACTTTGATACATCAAGAGACACGACAGGAATAAAAAAGCTATTACCATTAGGTAACTTCTTTTCATCAGTCGTAGCTGTAATCATGTGATGTATTGGCAGTCTCTGTAGCTTTGCCAGATTAGCGAAAGGCTCGCCCACAATTTTGAAGGCATCTCTGTTATCTATCTCCCATATAAAAGGCATGGGGTCAACAGTCACTTCCGCACCAGTTGACGTTACTGGGTTTACTAATTCGACTGTACCAAAAAGAACTCGCACTCTTTTAATCTGCTTGATTAATTCCTGCATCTTTTCTGGTAATGCTTTAAAGTCCTGTATATAACCTGCAGGCTTACCACAGTTAAAACCGCCATCGTTGTCTTTCAAATCCACATTTAGATTGTCAGACATAACAGTTTTAACATACCTGTTAGGTGCATTAGCACCACCCATTACAAATCGCTTGTACATAAACCTTTGCATGTGTGGTCTAAGCTTAACAGAGTTAGCAAAGTATGTATCACCATCTGGAATCTCCAGTTTGTATGTACCACCGCTAACAGTCTCTACGTTAACACTCTTTCCTTTAACTTCTGCTGTACCCATGATTGGTGAATGGTTAATGCGTAGTCTAGCTAGAGAACTGCTTTTAGCTTTAGCAGGTGCTTCATTAGCTATGCCCATAGCCTTTGCCATTGCGCCATAGTTATTTGGGTCTATTGTCGTTAGTTCTGTCATATATGTTTCTCCTTTAACAAATGAGACATAGTTATATCATATAACATCTTTAGTGTCAAGCCAATTATGTCCTATTTTTGCTTCCAATAATAATGGTACGTTGAAGGTTACTCCCCAACGATTTGATATCAAAGAGGATAGTTCTCTATTAGTTCTATTTATGACATCAATCACCCCATCTTTTTCATGTGGATGCACATCAATAACAATACTATCGTGTACTGTATTGACTATACAAGACCGCATTGGCTCTAAAAGATTATCAATGTGTAGCAGTGCCAGTGGCACAATGTCTGCTGTAGCAAACGACTGCACAGGATAATTCTTTATCTGTGTGAAGTGGCTTATTCTGCCACTCCTATTACGTTGCACGTCTGGAAAAGAAAACTCTCTACCAGATGGTGTAGTAATCTTTTGTTTATCCAAGGCTTCTCTGGCTAGAGTTTTATGCCAATCGGATATGCCTTTATACTTCTGCGTAAAGTGTTCGTAGTAAGATGCTTCCGCTTTAGTCCTGCCGAAACCACTTGCACCATACAGCGGTGCAAAGGTGTGTGCTTTTGCTTCTTGTCTGCTCGTAGGCTGACCTGCATCTGATATAACTTTCGCTGTATACGCATGCACATCAAAGCCTGTCTTGACTTCTTCAATAGCAACTTTGTCCTGTGACAAATATGCAGCAGCTCTGAACTCTAGTTGTGCAAAGTCTGCTTCAAGAATATATCCTTTCATACCAAACTCTTGATTATTCCAACGTGAGACAAATACTTTCTTAACAGGAAACGTACCACCTCTGGGCATGTTCTGCATGTTTGGGTCTGCACCAGATAGTCTACCTGTAGATGTGCGATGCTGTAACAATCTAACGTGTAGCCTGCTATCTGCCTTTACATGTGTAGCTATACCATCTATGAAAGAAGATAGATAAGTCTCTACTGCAGACAACCTACGCACGTTGCGTAAGAAACGCTCTGCATCTTCCATGCCTTTGTTCTTTGCTGTACTCTCAAGCATTTGTAAATTCATCTTGTTTGTAGTGAATCCATTGGCTGATGCCCACTTTGGTGATGGTGGCACAAAACAAAATCCTGCACGTTTTTCTGTAGGTATATATAAATAGCCTTTGCCATCACAATCAACACAGCGTGTTTCTTTAGCAAAAGGTGTACCATCTTTCTTTGTCTTACGAATCCTACCATAGCCAGTACATGTAGCACATTGCTTTGATTCGGTTCGATATAATTTTTTTGTATTCTGTGCTATTGCTTGCTTAAAATCTGAGCCTGTCATGTATGGGTCAATAGCTGTAACCCAATCCGTTTTGTCTTTAACTTTCCTGCCATAGATAACCCACGATAACTGCTCTGGACTATTTAAGTTTACAGGTGTGTCACCCATAACTTCTCTAACTTGTGCTTCCAAACTCTCTATCAATAATCCTCGCTCTGATTCATACTCGGAACGAACATCATCTAAAGCGGTAGAGTCAACCTTAAATCCTCTGCAATATATCTTAGCCAATCTTACTGCCAGTTGATTGGTAAGTAGAACTGTGTCCATCAGAGATGCGTCACTGCTATTTAATCTAAACATTAGTTTGTTGGCTACCTGTTGTGTAGCGTGTAAGTCAGCAGACAGGTAAGACACCAACTCATCGTGCGGTATCTCACGTGTGGTAACACCTTTCTTAAAATAATACTTTAGAGTATCTTGCTTCTTTGTATCAACTTCATATCTCTCGGCACATGCTTCAAGAGACAGTGGCTGTTTGATACCACGCTGTAGTACATACTCAGCAAGCATAGTGTCAAACACCGCACCATCATACTTGAAACCAGACTCCCATAACCACATTAAATCATACGCAGAGTTGTGACATATTACAGCACCTGCCTTGTCTAGTAGGTCTTGCACAATCTTATGTCCATTCTCTGTAGGTTCTTTGTCCGCGTGGTCAAAAGTAATCTGATACTCTTCGCCAGTATCTGTAAGAATACCCACCATTACCAATGTGTTAGTAGCTTCAAATGGGTCAAGGTGTAACTTGCCATCTCTGTTAGTAACTGTGTTTTCTACATCTATAACTAATTTCACGATACGTACCTCGCAGTCTTGTATTCAAGCTCGCAGTGTACCACACCATGCCATCCTGTCAACTTATTTTTTACAACATTGAGGTGTCGCTGTGAATCTTCTTCTTCCTGTCCATCCACAGGTGGATTCTTAGCAATCAATATCATAAGGTCAGCTTCGGCTGCCTTACCTGTACGTGAACCTTCCATCATGGATTGATTGAGTAACACCTTACCTTCCGCATCTGCTGAAAGCTGTGACATATAAAAGATAGCACACTCATGCTGTTTAGCAATCATACGTGCATGCACCGCATTTGCTTTCAGTGCTTCGTCTGTCCTAGCAAATCCTGCAGTCTTAGCAAACTTGTCACCCATGTCGAGCAACACGATGTCGGGATTATATGTCTTGCATATGCTTTCAACCCATGCCATGTCACGACCTGTTGCGTCTTTTATCTTGATACGCTCCTTGACAGGCGCATACAAATCACGAGCCTTTGTAGGATTATCTTTGATTTCTTTCATGGTCATGCCAGTGGCTGCAGTTAGGTATCTAGCACCTACACGATGATATCCTTCCTCGTTACATAGCACGATGCAGTTTGCACCTTGATGTGCAAATCCTTGTGGTGATGCAATCAAACTGGCATGGAACGATGTCTTACCAGTATTGGGTCTAGCACCTATCTCTATCAGATGTCCTGCGTTGACACCTTCAACCTTACGTGTGAGTGTAGGAACATTGAAAGTCCAACGTGCTTCTAAGTCTGCTCGTGCAAGTAATGTCTCTATCTCAATGTCATCCCACTCCACGTTGAGATTAGGAATAAAGTCATCACCATACTGCTCTAGCATATTGCGTAGTGGTTCTAAACTAGCCTTGTCACCATTGACATAATCAAATCCTAAGTTAGCTATCTCCTCACCAATGACTTGCTGAAATAGTTTTGACAACACTTCGTTAGCTATATCGCCACCCATAGGCGATTCTTTCTTTATCTTGAAGAACAAGGCAGAGTATGCTTGCTTCTGTGCTGTAGTCATAGTGGGATTGTTAGACAAGAACAATGCTTCTATCTCGTCTGGTGTAACAGTACGCTCGTACTTGCTCATAGCGTTGTCGATAGTTTGCTTTATCTTGCGAACATCTTTGCTGAATAGTTTGTCTGGACACTTAGCTCCTCTGTGGTCATCGTAGAATGACCTGTCCATCAAACTTCTAATTAATGATAATTCCATTTAGCTTCTCCATATCTTTGGGGTCACGATATTTCAAATCGTTGTTTAGTTTTAAGACACGCACATCGGGTACATGCCCACGTAATTCCTTTGCCATCTGCAAAGTCTTCGGTAATGCATCGGGGTCTAATGCAATAACTGCTGTCGAGAACTGCGAGAGAAATCCTTTATGCGATTCCTGTAGAGATGTACCAAGAAGCGCAACCCCAACAAAGGAACTGTAACCAACAACAGTTGCACTCACACAGTCCTCAACAACAACAGCCACCTTACCACAACCTGCGGTAAAAGGCAACCCACTCTTTCCATATTTCTTCCATTTAGGAAGTCGTTTGCTAAGAGAGCGACCTGTGGCATCTACTATGACACCATCATGTCGAATCGGAAATACTGCACGATTATCTTTAACATCGTAAAATAATTCCCATTCGTCAATCGCATACTCAGCAGTGAATCGAGTGAGTTCACGCTGACCTTTACAAGGCACAACGTATTCTGGCATTACAAAATCTTCTGCGTATTTCTCTGCTCCTGCAAATCCATCACGAATGTCATCAATAGATAGGTGGACACGAGTACCACCTTTGACATTACAAGAAGCCTTGTAACAATTCCACACAAGAGAACCCATGTTATTGGTAACTGTAAAAGTATTACGACCACCACAGTTAGGACAGTTAGTCCTCTTTGTAGTTCCATTAGGTATATCACCTATAGTGTTTAATACATTATTAGTATACATAACAGTTCCTCTGTGTCACTTATCAGTGCTTATAACATGCATCTTTCTAGTTGTCAATGCACTATTTGCACTCATGTACGTATTTTTCATGTAAGGTTTGACCGATTGTGGGTTTGCGTGTCCTGTTACAGACATTATTTGTGCTATTCCCACACCTGCATCCACCATTTCTGTAGTGCCTGTGCGTCTTAAATCGGACAAACGTAATTCCTGCGGCAAATTTGCAACAGTCATAATATTTTTTGCATATTTTGGTAATTTATATATTGTATATGGTCTAAACTCGCCATCAATCGGCTGTGGTCTAGGCGCAATGTACTTCTGAAAACCAAAATCTTTCTCTTGTTGCTTCAGCATGTCCAGTAAATCGTCATCAATAGGCAACTCGACATCGGCTCTGCGTTTAGATTGTTCGATATGTACACGAGAAGTCTCAAAGTCAATGCTGTCCCACGTAAGCAGTCGCATATCTCCTAATCTCTGACACCAAGCGTATGCCATGTGTGCAATCAAACCTATGTTACGAGTCTTAAAATCGCTGTAGGCTACGTCCAAAAAGGTTTTGACATGTTCTCTACTCCAGACAGTCTTGCGCCTATCAGTGGCTCTCCTACGCACGCTAGAGAATGGATTTATCGTGGTATGTTCCATGCGTAATGCAAAGTTAAATAGTATTCTTGCAACACCCATAATATGGTTAGCAAAAGATATTCCTCTATCACACCACATATCGTAACAAAGTTTTGCACGTTTGGTTGTCACTTTCGCATAACGCATGTCACCTATGCACGTCCCATCTATCTCTGTCGATAGAAACACACCCATAAAATACTTGTATTGTGCTTTAGTTTCATCACGTAAGTTCTTGAAATCATGGGACAAATAATATTTATCCACTAGCGTATATACTGTAGTCATGCTGCCAACCACTCTGGCATTTGTCTACCTTTGTTATACCTTGCAAACTTGAGTTTGTCTGCTCTGTAGAAAGCACGATATGCTTTGATAGGATACTGCTCGTCAGTCTTGAGGTGGTCAAGCCCACTGAAACACTGTGGATGTGGTGTTTGCCATCCCTCTGGTATGTACTTTATACCATCTTTGATTGCAATACTGTGTTTACCTGCACCATGCCATTTGCCATATCTGTGATGATACTCACACAGCATGGCACAGTATAGGTCATATGCGAAAGAAAAATTAGAACGTGTTTGCATAGCCCACAGCGTACAAGGATGCTTCTGGTGAACAGGCTTGTACAAGTCATGCTCCTCTGCATACTCTGGTGCGTGATGCCACAGCGTAGTGCATAGCATCTGTGCTTCTTCTAGTGGCATCTTTACAATGTGTTGGTCACATAACGACTGTGCAATCTCATCCACATTAAATTCAACAATAAATCTATTCATGGGTATCTCCTATTAAAATGGTTGGCTATAACTTCAATGTCTGATTCGTTACCATCAAAGTCTTCATCTAGTGTGACGAACTTTAGATTCTGGTTTTCACGTCCCCATACAATCTTCTGTTCTTCGCCACACTCGCAACAGTGATTACTTAAATCAATCTCTGCGCTACAGCAAAAAGAATAATTATCCATCTACAATTCCTTTTATATCATAGTGGGAATATAAAAGCATGCCACCCACAACACATATTACTATCATCATTACAATAATGTCAGTTAATATGGCTTGTTTATTTTTTTTAATTTTTTTCATCCTATGATTCCTTGTACTATAGTGTTAAGTGCTAACGTAAATGTTACCACCATAATCATTATCATTATTAATGCTTGTCCTTCACCCATCACAAAAATTCCTCCAAAATTTACAGTTGTTGTCTCCTTTACAGACTCGCTCATGT